TCGGTTTGCGCGGCGATCACTTCACAATTTGTGCAGTAGATTGAGTAGCCTTCGCCGACGCACGTTACTTCTTCATATTCGGCACATCCAACACATAACTCGCCAGCAAACAATTTGCGTGAGGTGGCGTCCATACCTTGTGGCATTACATACTCCTGTAGTTTTGGTTGACCAAATACTGGTCTTCACCTACAAGTGTAACAAAACCACGGTGCAATGCCTTCTCTAATAATGCTTCTTCGTCCAACTCGAAATTGAATGTGGGGGCAAAAGCTACCCACAATTGCTGGCGGGTGAGGGTGATGACCTCGTCTGTAGGCTCTGTTTGTGACATGATCTGCTCCTTGCCCAATGGGCGTTGTGCGTTGTGCGCTGTGCGTTGTGCGCTGTGCGTTGTGCGTTGTGCGTTGTGCGTTGTGCGTTGGTCAATGTTCTATTTGCGACGTTGGACAGGAGATTTGTCCATTTGCTGTCCCAAAATGGCATTTGCTGTCCCAGATATTACTTTGATGAATGGTTTAGGTCTAGTGTATATCAATATATGTATAGTAGTAAGACAATTTAACATAATACCCCTAAATCTCCTGTCCCAAAATAGGGTGTTTTGGCCATTTGCTGTCCCACTTTTGGCATTTGCTGTCCATCTCGGTAAAGTCGGTAATAGTGATACTGCTCGCTAGCCCTAGTGCGCCGTGCGTTTCAGGGCATCGTAAAAACAGGTATCATTGTGGACAGCAAATGAAAAAAGGGCCTAATTTGCTGTCCACGCTGTAAGGCAATGGTAGCAAGGCTTTCAAGCACATCTGGACAGCAAACCACCTTTTTTATTTCTTATATTCATGAAAAAACAGTGTCTACGTAATAAACAGTATGTTGAAAGTCAAAATCTGCTGTCCCAAGGAATGTCGACATTATTGGAACTTTGTACGTGGCACTAAGGCTAGAGGCCGATTTGGGTACGTTAGTGACCACCAACTTGAACGATCGTTCAATAAGAAAACTGTTCAAAACGCGACATCCAGTGCCCATTGGCCAGCGACCGGCGCGCGGGGGTCAGTGGGCGTTGGTCAGTGTGACCGAGGCATAAAAAAAGGGCCCCGAAGGACCCTCTTACTGTGCACCTTGTGCGTTGGTTAGATCAAGTGCGCGGTGGTCTGTGCCACCTTGTGCAGTTGCACCACGACGTCGTCCCGTTGGGCGTTGGCCGCGAACTTCGCCTCACTACGGGCTTGGTTCTCCTGCTTACGACGCTTCATGTCGCGCTCCTTGGCAATCCACAACTCGTAGCGTTCTTCGCGCGACGTCGTGGGTTCCATGCCGAAGCTCGTGTTGAGCAACACGATGTCAGCGACGGCCTTGTTGTAACGCTCTGAGGCGTTGGTAATGGCCTCGAACGCCATCTCGTTGACCTGGATCTTGTTTTGATCCGTGTCGCTGTGCACCGTGCTTTGCGCGCCGCTGGCGTCCTGTGTACCGTACACGCTGCCCGTGGCGCGAACCTGTACCAGCGACTCGGGGTCACCGGCCACGGACTGCGCACAATACTTCAGCAGCTTCTGGTTACTGTCCATGGCGAGGCCATAGTCGTTACCAAACATCTGGTCGTAGGACGCGGGCGTCTGGAACGCGGCGATGTTGGCCCAGTTGGCAATGATACCGAGTTGCGACACGGCGCGATCGGCAATGAAATCCACCTGCTCTTGCAGATAAGTGCGAAGGGCCTCGGTCAGGGTAAACGTGTCCGAAGTCTCTGCACTCTCTGTCCAAGGTGCGTCGGTGGTGTTGATGTCGGCAGCGTGTGCCTTAGTAAGTACTTTAGTCATGATGCTTCTCCAATGTATGTTGTGCCCGACGATGGGCGTTGTTGCGAACGAACTGCTCGCGGGTTTGTGTTGGATAATCTGCCTCAAGTTCGACGTCCCAGCGATACTCGGCGCGACGTTCAGCTTGAAGCAGCTGCTCTAGGGGATCAGGCCCTAGCCCTTTTGGTACGATGTCGTACATGTCATTTGCCTCCTTGTGCGTTGAATGACACAAGAAAAGGACGAACGCTCAACGTGCTACGCACGTTGAGCGCTGTCCCTTGGTCTATTACGGTGCATGGTTACTGCTCTGTGATCTGCTCAAGGCAGATGTAGCAGCCAATGCAGAAGCAGGCGTACAGCGTTGCACTACGCCCATCGATCGTCGCCAGCACGGCAGTGAACACCGTGCACAGTGCGATAACGAATAGCTTGCTCATGACTCACCTCCGGTGAACAGGGTGTAGAGACGGTACGTGACCCATGCGACCGGCGGCACGGCGAACGACACCGCCACCGCCATGCCTAGGAACTCAGGTGAAACGATGAGCGCAGTGACAAAGGCTATGCCACAGAGGCTAGCCACAATGGAGAAACCCAGTTGGATGTATTTGTTCATGACTTTGCTCCTTTAAAGGCACGTAAGATGGTAGCCGCACTGGGTGCAAATACAGCGACTGCGCGCAGTACACGCCACCAATGCGCTACACGCTCAAGCAACAGCACAGCGAGCAACATCAAGATGCCACCAAGTAAACCGAAGAACATAAACGTCACGTACATCAAGGCCAGCGTGAACATGACAAGAACAACAAAGCGAGTGGTTGAAACAAACAAGGCAGTAAGTAAAGTCTTCATGGGGTAATCTCCTAAAGTAATGTCGAAAATGACATTAGGAGAAGACGATCGGGGCGAGCGTAGCGAGAAACGAAAGGAGAAAAGGGATAGGGGTCCCTTGGGGTAAAAACCGAAAACAAGGTTCCATATCCGGAATCGGGGAAGGGGTGGGCTCCACGGAAGGAGTCCCAAACCCAGCGAGCCGGGATCATGGAGTATTATTTTACAAATAATTTTTCTAAATTTTCTATACGTGATACTATAAGCACAGCTAATATATAGTAGGGTTATTGTTGCAAGACTCACAGAAGAGACGCGACCAGAAAAATCGGAGCCAACAACGCCGTTACTACAGCGAAGATGGCAGGCCAAAACAGATTTTCCAGACAGCGAAACGGCGCGCAAAGTTAAAAGGACTGGAGTTCACCATCACACTCGATTGGATAGTGGGGGAGATTGCAAAGCAAGATGGGCGTTGTGCAATGACGGGGATACCATTTGACTACACAAAGGACGAGCGGTACACAAAGCACCCATACAGTTTAAGTTTGGATCGTATTGACAACGCACAAGGGTATACACCCAATAACACACGGGTGGTGTGTGCGATGTACAACTATTGTAAAAATGTTGCCAGAGATGAGGACGTAGAGTTTTTCGCATGGCAGTTGTTTCAACACAAATTCGGCGTTAGACCGAAATAAAATATAAGCAGTGCTTATAGGCCAACATTATGGAACTAGCAGAAGACGCTTTTGAAAAAGAAGTAGAGGTGCTACCGAGGCTAACCCGGCAGCAAGAGCAGTTTGTGCGCTTCTATTTGCTCGGTTATTCATCGCAAGAGGCAGCGAGCAATGCAGGACTCGACAAATACCGTGGCGCACAGCTGCTAAAGAGTCCTGTAATCCAACGCACATTGACCCATTTCAGGAACATGGAGTTTGAAGAGGTTGCAGTGACGCGTGGGAGTATCACGAAACTGTTCTTTGAGGCACATCGAAAGAGTGGCACCTCGACGGAAGAGGTCGCTGCACTGCGAGAGATTGCCAAGATGCATGGCCTCTACGAGCCACAAAAGATCCAGACCGTGAGTGTGAATATCAACTCCGAACGGCACATTGAAGCAGCGACCGACGCGGACCTGCTCAAATTAGCTGGGCTAGGCAACACGCACTTTGATCCTGGTGCAACGGTCGATGGCGAGTTTACGGAAGTGGAGGTCACTGATGGCGGTTAAAGACACGAAAAAATGCTCATTTTGTAATGAGGAACGGCCATTGACGCTGTTCAGCAACGAAAATGCTCAAACGGTCTGCCAGAAGTGTAAAAATTTCGGTGATCGCCGTGCCTACCAGGCCATCATCAAGGACCCGAAGCGCAAGTGGGAGTTCTTGAAAGAGAAAGAAGACGAACATAAGGCTCGGGCAGCGGAAATGAACGTGAAGCTGCACAAAAAACGCGTAAAACAGTCGGAACGAGACACATTGGAAAAGCAAGACCTAGGTAAGCAGCCCGATTTCAAAGATGAGCAGGGCCAATTTGACCCTCAGATGGCGGCGAAGGCTGAATTAGCGAAGCGCGAGCTGGCTCGGAGGCACCTGTTGCCCTTTGTGCAACGGTTCAACGAGCAATATATCCCAGGCTGGGTGCATAAGGACATTTGTTTGCGTCTTGAGCAGTTTTCGGACGACGTTGCAGCTAAAAAGTCACCACGTTTGATGCTGTTTATGCCGCCGCGCCACGGAAAATCCGAATTGGCGTCAAAAACCTTTCCTGCATGGCACCTTGGGCGTTACCCAAATCACGAATTCATTGCCTGTTCCTATTCTGGATCGTTGGCCATGGGGTTTTCGCGCAAAGTGCGTGGTCTGTTGCGTGATACGCAGTACCACTCACTGTTTGAAACGCGACTTGACCCTGAATCGCAGTCCGCTGAGCAATGGCTAACGTCCGTTGGCGGTGGTTACACCGCAGCGGGTGTAGGCGGTGCAATCACCGGTAAGGGTGCCCATATTTTAGTCATCGATGACCCCGTAAAAAACCGCGATGAAGCGGAATCGGCGGTGTCACGACAAGGCGCAAAGGACTGGTACACGTCAACGGCCTATACACGCCTCTCACCGGGCGGTGGCGTACTGGTGATCCTAACCCGTTGGCACGACGATGACCTCGCAGGCTGGCTCCTAGAACAGGAGAAGCAGGGCGGTGACACATGGGAAGTGATCAAATACCCCGCCATTGCCGAAGAGGATGAAAAATACCGCCGTAAGAACGAACCATTGCACCCTGCACGGTACGATTCGGACGCATTGATGCGGATTCAGAAGGCCGTCGGTCCCCGTGACTGGTCAGCGCTGTATCAACAAAACCCAGTTGCCGACGAGGGCGATTATTTCAAAATGGGTATGTTCAAGTACTACCGCGAGGGGCTGCTCGATAAGAAAAAGCTCAGGGTGTATTGCGCATGGGACCTTGCGATTGGTAAAGCAGACCGAAATGACTTTTCAGTGGGCGTTGTGGTGGGCATAGACCAAGACGACAAGATGTATGTCATGCACGTTGAGCGCGGTAAGTGGGACGGTTACGAGTTAGTGGAGAAAATCCTCGACGTTTATGAGGAATATCGCCCATCGATCGTTGGTATAGAGCGAGGTCACATCGAAATGGCCCTTGGTCCGTTCCTACACAAGCGTATTGCAGAGCGAAAACTGCACGAAATGTACGTGAAAGAGTTAAAAACAGGGCGCAGAGACAAAGAAGCTCGTGCCCGTGCCATCCAAGGCCGGATGCAACAGGGAATGGTGTTCTTCCCGAAGTTTGAATTGTGGAATGCAGGGCTCATGGCCGAGATGCTGCGTTTCCCGAACGGTGTACACGATGACCAAGTCGACGGCTTGGCGTGGGTCGGACTCATGATGTCCGAATTCAGCACCATTGTAGATAAAAAGGAGTCCATCCCGTCGTGGAAAGACAAACTTCCCGGGTTATTGGCCCCTAACCACCGTAAATCAGCGATGAGTGCATAGCTATGGCAAAGAAGACGAAGATCGACCCCCTTAAAGAAGGTAAGATCGTAGAAACAAACTGGGCTCGGTACGTTCGGGCACGAGATGCAGGTCATCTCGACTATATAAAAACCGCAATGAAATGCGACCGATACTATCGGGGTGAGCAGTGGGACCAAACTGACATTGACGCGTTGGACTCGGAGGGTCGCCCACACCTAACGATCAACACCATTTTGAGTACTGTTAACACCATACTGGGGGAGCAAGCCTCTAAACGTGCTGACACGCAGTTCAAGCCTCGACGTAACTCCTCAGATGAGGTTGCGGCAGTGCTCACCAAACTGTACATGCAGATTAGTGACAATAACCAGTACGATTATTTGGAAAGTCAGGTGTTTTCTGATGGTGTAATCCAAGATCGCGGCTATTTTGACATCCGCATGAACTTCGATGACCACATCGAGGGGGAAGTGCAGGTCACGGCGGAAGACCCGCTGGACATTTTGCCTGACCCTGATGCTAAGGACTACGACCCAACCACATGGAATGAGGTCATTAAGACCAAATGGTTGAGTTTAGACGACATTGAGCAGCAATATGGCCAAGAAAAAGCCGACCGGCTGCGCACAATTGCCGAAAATGGTGAGCATTTAGGCCGTGATTCAATGGATGTAGCCGAGGCACGCGACGTGACCTACGGTGACACCATGAATAGTGAGGTACGCGGGGGTGATTTTGACGATAAACGCACCCTGAAAGCCGTCCGAGTGGTCGAAAGACAGCATCGAAAACTGGTAATGACCCCACATTTCGTTGATCCGAAGACAAAAGACATGCGTCGTGTGCCTGAATCCTGGGACGAGGAGCAATCTGAGCTGTTCGCCAAGGAATATGGCCTCGGTATGCTTAAAAAACTGATCAAAAAGGTCCGTTGGACCATCACAGCGGACAATGTTGTGCTGCACGACGACTGGTCGCCATACAAAAACTTCACAATTGTCCCGTATTTCCCTTATTTCCGTCGTGGAAAGCCTTTCGGCATGGTGCGCAACTTGCTTTCGCCTCAAGAACAGCTGAACAAGATCAGTTCACAAGAACTGCACATTGTAAACACCACAGCAAACAGCGGTTGGATCGTGGAGACAGGCTCGCTAAACGGGATGACTTCGGACGATTTGGCAGCGCGCGGTGCCGCAACGGGCCTAGTACTCGAATATAACCGTGGTTCAAGCGCCCCTGCGAAGATTTCACCGAACCAAATTCCAACGGGCCTCGATCGCATTGGCATGAAAGCTGCCAATAACATCAAAGAGATCTCCGGTGTATCCGATGCGATGCTCGGTCAGGACAGCCCAGAGGTGTCAGGTGTGGCCATTCAGGCCAAGCAAAACCGTGGTCAGATCCAAATCCAAGTGCCACTGGACAATCTGGCCAAGACACGCATGTATGTTGCCCAGAATATCCTCTGTTTGGTGCAGTCGTTCTACTCCGAGGAGCGCGTGATCCAGATTACTCGTGATGAAGACCCGATGAAGCCTCGTGAAGAGATCGTGTTGAACCAGATGACACCGGAAGGTGAGGTGATCAACGACATGACTGTGGGCGAATACGATGTGGTAATTGCCACCATGCCAGCGCGTGACAGTTTCGACGAGTCTCAGTTCGCAGAAGCCTTGCAGCTACGTCAAGTGGGCATCGCGATTCCGGACGACGCCATCATCGAGTACTCCCATTTGCAGCGTAAGGGTGAGTTGGCCAAGCGTATCCGCATGGTGACCGGTGTTGAACAGTCACCTGAACAGCAAGAAGCCGCACAGATGCAACAACAGATCCAGATGGAACAGGTGAAGTTGGAGCTACAGAAGCTACAAGCCGAGTCTGCAAACCTTCAGTCGCAAGCCATGCTCAATACAGCCAAGGCACACGACTTAGAGACGCAGCCTGACAAGGAAATGGCTGAACTCCAAGCTCAAATCGACCTGAAACGCCAAGAATTGGACGTGCGTATGCAGTTGGCTGAGTTGTCCGCAACCCAGAAGCAACAAGCATCGGATACCCAAGCAACCACTAAGATTGCGGCAGAAATAATGCGGATCGGTGGGAAACAACAAGAGGCTCAAAAGCCCAAGCAAGTAGAACTTTAAAACTAATATAACCTGGAGGCCCTATGCCTAAATCCAATGCAGCAGAAAATTTAGACCACGACGAAAACTACGACCAATTTGCAGGTGCTGATGCAATCGAACAAGACGACCTGGAGGGCCTTGATCGCGGTGACGATCCAGAGGCTGTGGTTGAGGAAGCCGCTGAGGAAACCACTGAGGAAGTTGCCGAGGAAACCACTGAGGAAGTTGCCGAGGAAACCACTGAGGGCGACGCAGAAGCCGCTGTGAGCGACGAACTCGAGGAAGAGGAAGTCGTAGAAGAGGCCGCCGAAGAAGACGCTGAGGAGGCTTCTGTAGAGGCTGAGAAGGCCGAGGAAAAGCCTCACATGGTGCCGAAGTCCCGTATGGATGAAGAGATTGCTCGACGCCGCCAACTGGAGGACCGTTTAGCGAAATTGGAAGAGGCCGCTAAGCCCAAGGAACCAGAAAAACCAGAGTTCGATTTCGATTCTAAGGAAGCTGAGTATATGGAAGCTGTCTTGGACGGTGAGACGGACAAGGCAAAAGCGGTGCGCAAAGAGATTCGTACAGCTGAACGTGAATCTATGGCCAGTGAGCTGCGAAATGACATCAGTAACACGACTAATGTCACCAAACAGCAGCTGGATTTAGACACCGCTGTGGCGGACATGGTCGCTGCGTACCCAGTGTTGGACACATCCAGTGACCAGGCTGATCAGGAGATGATCCAGGAAGCCAACGAACTGATGGGGTTGTACGCTGATGCAGGCATGCCATCGGCAGACGCACTGCGTAAAGCGGTTCGTTTAACCTTGGCATCCAATGCGCCGGAATTGCTCCAACCAAAAACTGTTGCGAAAAAGCCCACAGCCAAGAAACGTACAACGAACGTTGAGCAGAAACTGGAAGCCGCTAATAAACAGCCAGCGAAATTAGCAGGCGAGAGTGCAACAACACGAACTGAAGAAACGATCGACATCACCATGATGACTGATACGGACTTTGACAAGTTGTCTGAAGCCCAAATGAAGCGTTTACGCGGTGATTTCGGCTAATGCGCGAGGCAATTACGGCTGCCTACGTCGAGGACCATCCCGAACTGGTGTTTTTCGATGGTTTGGATGAGGCCATTATTGGCGTTAATTTGTGCATGAGTGGCAACCCTAGGGTTGCCTACTCGGCCCAAAAGATTCTCGAATGCCTCGCAGAACGGGGTATGGGGTATGGAGAAGCGAAGGAGTTTATGGAGTACAACATCGAGAGTGCGTACCTCGGTGAGTACACGCCAGCGGTGATTGATGACCTGTTCTAGTGGGGTCATCGTTTCCCTTAAGATATAAGCTGTGCTAATATATACGCAAAGGCTCGTCTTACAGTACGACAACTGTCCAAGCCTAAGTTTTCGACCCCCACACGATACGTGGTAGCCCTCGCCTAGCTCAATAAGGCCATGAGTTCGTCCCTCTTTAAAAGGTCGCTATTTCGTTCGGACACGACACGTCCAACACATGCAGTGGTTGTCGCCCCTGCTTGATGAATGGCGACTTTTATAAGCAGTACTTATATTATTTTAAGAGGTAAATACTCATGGCATTAACTAATTTTGCCGCTCTGACTTCAGAGCAAAAGACCGTATGGTCCCGTGATTTTTGGAAAGCAGCTCGAAATGCTTCCTTCATCAACCAATTCGCAGGCACTGGCTCTAACGCCATGGTTCAGCGTATCACTGACTTAACCAAGAGTGAGAAGGGCGCACGCGCTGTTTTAACTCTACTTGCCGATTTGTCTGGCGACGGTGTTGTAGGCGACTACACATTGGAAGGCAATGAAGAAGCGCTATCTAGCTCTGACATCATTGTTCGCATTGACCAATTGCGTAACGCAAACCGTTTGGCTGGCCGTTTGGCTGACCAGAAGTCCATCGTTAATTTCCGTGAAGCCTCTAAGGACGCCTTGGCGTACTGGATCGCTGACCGTATGGACCAAGTAGCATTTTTAACCTTGTCTGGCTTGGCATATACCAAGAAGAACAACGGTGGTACTCGTGCTGTAAACGCAACTGGCCAAAACTTGGGTGACATGGAATACGCCGGTGACGTAACTGCGCCAACCAGCAAGCGTCATTTGATCGCTAAAGCTGACGGTACTGTATCTACAGGCAACCTAACTGCTTCTGACATCATGGGTTACAAGACTATTGTGAACCTTAAAGCTTATGCCAAAGACCACTACATCCGTGGTGTGCGTGGTAAAGGTGGTGAAGAGATGTTCCACATGTTCGTCACCCCACAAGGTATGGCTGATCTGAAGTTAGATTCTGACTTCTTGGCTAACGTTCGTAACGCAGGTGTTCGAGGTTCAGGCAACGGTTTGTTCTCCGGTACTTCAAGCGTAATGGTAGACGGCGTGATGGTTCACGAATTCCGCCATGTATACGACACCTCTGGTGAAGCGTCTGGTTCTAAGTTTGGTGCTACTGGCACAGTAGACGGTCAACGCGCTTTGTTCTGTGGTGCACAGGCATTGGCATTAGCCGACATCAACGATGCAGACTGGGTTGAAGAAACCTATGACTACGGTAACCAGCATGGTATCTCCGTAGGTAAGATTTTAGGCTTCCGTAAGCCTAAGTACACCAGCATGGTAACTGGCGACACCCAAGACTTTGGTGTGATCGCATTAGACACCGCGCTGTAACCCAATAGGGCCTCTTCCCCCGGCCTAGCGTCGGGGGCTTTTTGGAGTTTTTATTATGTTGATTTCTGATAAGGCACTGCACATTGCTTCTCTAAGCGGACAATCCGTTTGGTTTGAGGCTGGCGTAGCGCAAGAAGTCCCCCCACTTATAGTGGACGAATGTATTGCTGCTGGTGCATACCCAGTGGGCAAACAACCACAGATTAACAAATCAGTTGCTGAACCTGCGCCACTCGCAGTTGAAATGGATGAGGTCTCAGAAGAGGACCGCGCCATGGAAATCGCGGCTGCAATTGAGCAACTGATGAACAAGGGCGACGATAAAGCCTTCTCAAAAAATGGTGAACCTAGGGTCCGCAGTATCGAAAAGATCCTGGGCTACGACATCACTTCTAAGCAACGCGACACAGCCTGGGCTGTAATTGGGGAAATGTAATGACTGTACCAGTCGATAGTATTATTAACCGAGCACAGGTACTGATCCAAGACACGACGGGTGTACGTTGGCCGACCGCTGAACTGCTCGATTGGATTAATGATGGTCAGCGTGAAGTTTGCCTGTTCAAACCATCTGTTGGCGCGAAAAACGAGACACTAACACTGTCGAGTGGCACCAAGCAGTCGATCCCTGCATCAGGTTTAGGCCTGTTGCGTATCGTTCGGAATATGAGTGCATCAGGCGGAGGCGCGCGAGCAGTGCGCATTATTGATCGTGAGGTGCTTGACACCCAGCTGCCGGATTGGCATAGCGAAACGGCCACTGCGAACGTGAAGCATTACATGTTCGATGACCTGGACCCCACCAACTACTATGTGTACCCGCCTAATACTGGCGGTGGCTACCTTGAAGTTATCTACGCGGCAACACCTACACCTGTAACCTCGGGAGGCGACATCAGCATTCCCGATGTATATGCAAACGGTTTACTCGATTATGTGTTGTTCCGCGCCTATGGCAAGGACAGCGACCATGCGGGTAATGCACAACGAAGCGGTCAGCACTACCAGCTATTCACAACGAGTCTAGGCATGAAGACGCAAGCGGACGGTTTTTCGAGTCCTAATGTACAGACCGAGGCAACTCAAATAGTTTAGGAGTAGCTTATGAACTACAAAGATATGGTTGGCCTTCTCCCTTACCACATAGCAGGCTGTCCTGAGTTTGTAGTGGAAAAGGCTATTAAAGACGCGGTGCGTAGTTTCTGTAAACGCAGTGGTGCCTATCGCGCAAACCTCGATCCAATCGACACCTATGCGGGCGAGTATGAGTATGACTTCGACCTTCCTAGTAAGACGAGTGTTGTCGAAATCCTATCTGTAACCGTAGCCCAAAAAGAACTGGAACCCGACACGGAGCAGGGGGCAACCCACGCCAACCCAATGTGGCGGACTGAACAGTCTACACCGACAAGTTATATACGAGCGAGCAGTAAGACACTGCATTTGGTGCCCGTACCGATAAAGTCGGACGATGCTGTCAGCATGTCTGTGTCGCTAAAACCTACGCTGACCGCCACAAGCGTCCAAACAGATTTTGTCGAAGACTATGTCGACGGCATTATGGCGGGTGCTTTGGCTAATTTATTCAACTCACAAGACATGCCATGGGCCAACCCACAACGTGCAATGAAACACGAAATGGAGTTTGAGGCTCATATCCGCGACGCAAAAAGCAGGGCTGATGGTCGGCGAGGTCCAACCCGACGGACGGTCCGGTACGGAGGTCTGTAATGGTAGAACTCGTCCCTGCAACAAAAGCCAGTATCCGTAAAAATTATGAATACTTCCACGGCGGGATGATGGAGATCATCCGTAAAGTGGGGGCGGAGTTTTTGCCTGCTGACATCTATCACCAATTGATGGCAGGTGAGATCCATTTGTATTGGGTTGAGGACGGAGCAGATCGTTATGGTTTTGCAATACTCAGCCAATATGATTCAGGGTACGAGCGGGCCCCCACGCTAATGATCGACCACCTTTGGTTACGCCAGGGAATGAACGTGTTCGCCGAGGCTGTTGCCGCAGGGTATGACCTAGCTGCCAAAATCGGCGTCGAACGTATTGAATTTAACTCAGCCCGTTTGGGTTGGGGTAGACGGGTTAAGGAACTAGGTTTCTCACCTGTCTGCGTAACTTATCGATGTCAGGTAAAGAATAATGGGTAATTCAGCAAAAAAAGCACCACCAAGTGAATATGAAAAAGCAACAGTCGAGAACGCCCTCACGATATCTGACCGCCATAAAGACCTTTACCGCCCCCTTGAAGCGGGTTTTGTTAAGGAGTCTGGGCGCGATGTTTCTGGCGTCCTTGGTGGTCGAGCTAATGCTGACTCAGCTCAAGCCTTTTCTGGCAGTCAAGGTGCAGGCTTGGGTACTTCTAATTCTAGCGGGGGCTTTGGCAGCGGTCGCTCTATGATGGGCCAATCCAAACAGGGTGTTGCGCAAACCAACGCTCTGGGGGGTGCATTAATATCAGCCACGAGTACGGCGCAGGACGTCAAAGATAAGGCCCAGCTAGGCGCATTGCGCGTGGGGCAGGGTGGCAGAACGTCTGCCATGGCAGGTCTATCCACCGCAGCTAGAGCTGACAACCAGGAACTCATAGCCAAGGCGCAAGCATCGAGCAGTATGCAGGACACCAATACGGCGTTCGGGATGGACCTAGGAGCAGGCATGTATAGAAAAGCCAACCCATTCGACACTTCAAAAACGGACGAACTGATCGCCCAGTTAAAGAAATTATCATAAGGCAGATACCATGGCGCAAGTGAAAGAGTACGAACTCGGAAAAACGTCTAAAAGTCCTAAAGACCGTTTCGTAAACCAAACAATATATGGCATGAACGACGCTGCAAAGGACGAATACAGTCTACGTTCGCACGAAGCCGCAATGAGCGGAGACTCATCTTGGAGCGCTATGTCCGAGGCAGAGCGCGTGAGTGCTGCCCGCAAACCCCAAATTGACGCGGCCAATGCGCGCAATGGTGGCAACAGCAGCGGTGGCAACAGCGGCGGCGGCCAACAAGTGGCGTCCGCAGTTGAGTCAGGACCAAGCGCAGGCGACACATTAGCCAGCATCACCCGTGATGAGCTCAAGAACTACCTAGAGACGTACGGCGAGATGGAAGAAGGCATGTTGGCCGACACGGACAGCACAGCAATAATCGACTCAGCCAAGAAGTCTCAAGTTTTAGGTCAGCAAGTGTCGTCGGATATACAACAACGCACAATGAGTCGTTACGGCGCAACTATGACGCCTGCCCAACTGGCCGCGTCAAAACGCATGAGTTCGTTGGGCGATTCGGCATCGTATGCGGGCGCAGTTAATAACTCCGCCATCGATCAGCGCGACAGGAACTTAGGTCTCAAAGCATCCCTTATGGGCATAGGCAAAGAACAGCTAAAAGTGGCGATGGATGGGCTAGGGTCTGCCGCTGGTATGGATGCATCAAGAGAAGCCGCATACCAACGGGATAGGGCGAGCGCACACGCTGCCAACATGAATGCAATAGGAACAATTTTCGGGATGGGGATGTAAAATGGCCGGATACAATAACCCGATTTTAGGCGCAGTCTTGGGTCGCCAACAAGCGGAATTGCAGAACAAGCAGTTTGAGGCAAACCTTGCGTTACAGCTGGGCCAATTCGCTGAGCAGAAACGCCAGTTCGGGGTGGATCATGAGCAACGCCGGAATGAACATGCTACGAATCTCGCATACAACTACGCTAACCTAGGCGAAAGCAAACGTCAGGCGAAGGTGACCTCGGACCACACTGCGAAAGTGTACAAGGAGGCTCAGCCACAACGAGCCGCTACATTAGCAGGCACCGAAGCGGACACTAATTTCACTAAGACACAAACTGAATTTGCCAGTGCGCAAACCGCAGGCCAAAAAATTGAAAATGACACCAATGCACTGGCCCTACAGGCATCGAGGATTGAAAATTCAGCCCCGAGCTATTTTGAGAATTTTGTTGTGGGTAATGAACCAATTAGCGCAGAGCAGATTTTCAGTACCCCAGAGCTAACAGCCCGTTACGTCGACCAGCTCAACCAAGATGGTATCCGACAGTCTCTTTTTTCAGGGTCAGAAGGTGAGGATTACTTCGTTAAGAGTATCGTCCCACTTGAGGACGGCAGGCACGTAATACAGTTGTATGACCCAAAAAACCCTGAGAAAGAGGTATACCTGTCCAAGTACAGAACAGCGCAGCAGGGTGACCCAATATCCGCTGGAAACCTCCAGTCGTTTGGCATCATTAAAAGTCAAATCGACGCCGCCTATTTTAACGCAAAAGGTTTGCCCATGCCGGCGGCTGCGCAAAGTATGGCCGATACCATCAGCCAGATTACGGGCCAGCCCCCAGGTTTACTTAACAACCAAACGGTAAGCACCGCCATAGAACTCGGTGGCGAGTTGGAGCAATCAGGCACTACCCAGGCCCCTACTAACCAATCGACAGTACAGGTAACCCCGGCACCGTTGGGTACAGTCGACGGTGCTGCGCCAGACCTACAGCCCGTAAAAGGAAGGTCCCCCGGTCGTAGTAATACAGTGATCAATACAGCCTTGGCCAGCATTAACACCATTGAGGATGTCGACGCCTATGACCCCGAGTTCCTAGGTCAAATTTCGGACACCCAAATTGACCGCGCCATAAACGAACATAAAGCAGACATGAAAAAAATCCGTCCTCCCACTGTAAGGAGAGGAGGGAAAAGAAACACGGTGCTGACTGACGAGCAGAAAGTGGAGCAGGCGAGGCATAAAACAGCCATAGACGCTTTGACCCAGCTGAAAAACGGTGAGCGAAGGGTAGCAACTGACCTGACCGAAGGGCAGCAAAAAGCCGCAAACAACGCCACCGCCAATGAGATGATGCCCATGTCCTTCGTTGGCACGCCAAAAGAGGCCGCTGTCGAAGCACAGATCAAAGCGGCTATGCCTAAAACTGCGGGCGAGAAGGTAGAACAAGCGCAACAGATCGCAGATAATCTGAGGCCATCCCAAAAAGGGATTGATGCAAAAACCCTATTTAACCTTAAACGACTAGAAGCGTTTGGTTTCATTGACCGCGAGTCTATTCAGCGCGTGCTCGATTTGGGGGTATTTTCCTCTGATTCTGTTGGTCTTATGAAACAACAGATCATCGAGCAAGGCGACCTAGCCGTTCAAGAGCTAAAAAACCAAGCTGCCGCTGACAAGCCTACGATCAAAACGTTGGCCGATGGGTCAGTCGTATCACTGGATATCAACGGTAAGCAGCAGTGGAGATTTAATGACCCTACTGATGGTAGACCACAGGACGTACAAAGCGCATTGGTTGCGATGCACAACAACGAGGGCGAGGACGGCCTAGACCTCGAGGATTCCATTACGAGTCTAACCCAACAGTTGTCCGTGGCCACAGAAGATAACCCGCTGCCACAATTGGAGCAAAATCTCCTGTCGCAGAACCTGAACCAATACTTGTTAAATGAGCTGTCAATATACGGCCTCTTCCAGCCGTACGATTGGGCCAAAGGGTCAGACGAAGATGACGTGCATAACCCATTGGATCGCGTAACAAAGAGCTTCTCCCTAGACCCAAATACCGGAAACATCCAGTTGTGGGACGACATGGGCGAACAGCACGCTGATCGGGACTTCAATATAAGTGAAATTAGCTCGGTTGCGGTGCGTGAGGTCCTAGAGGACTTGTTAAAAACCCCGAGTGAAGTCAGTTCTGGCATAGTCACATCTAAACTTGAGAATCAGAAAAAGAGGTTCGCGAGCGTTGACGCTATGATCAAGGGAATCGAGTCCGGGAACCAATAAACATGGCCTCACTAACTGAGCTTAAAGCACTAAGGGAGCAACTCCGTGGGCAAATATCCCAGGGTGAGGCTAAGAAAGCTGACCAGCTAAAACAGCTGTACACTGAACGGGAATCATTGGCGGGGTCGATCAGCTCATTACAAACGGATATTGACCAAGGCACAGGGATCACGCCCACAAACCTTTCCGCAGGCGCGGCTGGCAGAAAAGCGGGTTTCATGGGGTTGGAGTCCTCATACCTCACCGCACGATCTGCATTTAACTTTGCAGTCGGAGACGACGAAGAGGGGGCCGAGTTATTTGACAGGGCTCAAAGTATCGATGAGCGGGCTGGTAGAGTAACACAGCACCTAGTCAAGTTTGAGGATTTCGTAGGTGACCTTGCAAGTGCTTATAAAGGCGATGGGTCGAAATCCACTCTAGACCTACTTGGGGACTTTAGTGAGCTCACCAATTACACAGTTAACCAAGCCTTACCGTCTGCACTCGACTCGCTAGCATGGGCTGCGGGTGGTTTTGTTGCGGGTGGTTTTACAACCGGCGGTGTGGCTAGCGCACCATTAGCAGTCACCGGACTTGTCGCGAAGAACCAGCTAAAGCGTGTCGTAAGAGACGCCATAGTAGAGCATGGAAAAGGCCGTGGGACCAAACTACAGGCTGAAGTGGCACAAGATGCCCTAAAACGGATGGCTAAATCAAAAGCCATGGCTAGGGCAAAGGGCGCATCGATGGGTGCGCACGCTTCGGGTTACATCCAAGGCGTATCGTCCTCATTCCAAGAATCAATGGAGTCGGGTGTAGGTGAGCAAGACGCAGCCCAGTTAGCGTTTGCTATGGGTGTACCTTTCGCGGTGATGGACGTATTACCGGAGGCTAGATTCATCAAGTCTGTGAAGAAACTAGCAGGGGCAGACCACTACAAAAAAGGAGCCTACCTACGCAACTTAACAGGTGGTGTTGTCAAAGCAGGTGCGAAACAGGGGATCTCCGAGCTCATCGCCGAGACTGGGCAGGAAGGCCTTATGGTCGCACAGCGTTTTGCCCAGGACCCAAACTACGATTTAAAAAGTGCAACAATGCGGTTGTCAGAAGCTGCGTTTGCAGGTCTTATGTCAGGCAGAGCACTGGGTATGGGGGGCAAGGCTGTAGGCAACGTCGCACAGCAGGCAAAACATACCGTACAAGAAACGCGTGATATCCTCGCCGAACGTAGATCGCAACAACCGCCCGATGGGCAAACGCCACAAGGCACCGACTTACCACAGCTGCCATCAGCACCATCAACACCAGCATTAGACAATAACCCAATGCCCTCTGACCTAAGTGGTGGGGTATCTTTCGATAGCGGGAGTACGACATCAGCAGGCATGGCATTTGATGCCTCTGACCTAAGCCAAGAGAACATGGCGGAAGCTCCAATCGTGGACCTACTCGCGATGGTGCAAGAGGTGGAAAGCGATGGGCTGTTAGCGGCTGATCCAGCTACACAAGAATCAGCGGCAGCTGCCATACAGGAACTAAATCTTCGTGCCGATAAGATGGGCCAGAACCGTTTCCAAGAGCTTGTGCGTGAGGAACTGAACAAACACCAAACCGCGAATACTATCCCGCTCACCCGTGATGAAGAATTGCAGGCAGAGCAAACGATAGCCATGAACGAGGCAGAGGCAGGGGCCAACGACCTACGCGAAGCCGGGCTGGAAGAAACACTCGTCGGGAAGGGTAAGAATAACGAGGGTTATAAACCTGGCCGCAAATCGATCCATAACCGTGTTGCCAAGCTCAAAGAAGAGAACCCAGGCAAACAGTACGAAGTCGTAACAAAAGATGGCCTTGAGTTCATTGAAGAGACCTCGATGTTGGACGACAGGGAAGACGTCAGCGAGCTTGTAAACGAGGGTGTTAAAAAAGCCCGGGCTGGCACTAAACAGGGCGGTGTTGATAGGACAGTGCAAGTTGCAGCACCCGATGGCAAGCGCACTAGGATATCCCCAACGGAAATGGCACACGCAGGAATGCGGATTAACAACAAAGAGAAGTCCGTCGATTTCGAGGCTGATTATCCTCAACTCTTATTAACTGGTTTTCAACGCATGGCCCAAGAGATGGCCAATCTCGGTTATGTGTTCGACGAGAACATCATGCCCGACAGCACAGTCGTGTCGAGGAAGGGTAGAAACGCCTATACATGGGGCAATTTAAAAGCCTCGTGGGTTCAAAAGAGCAAGTCCAACAAGTCAGGCATGGCAGACGTTGCAGGCATGAACGAACGTGATCTGATAAAAGCAGAGTCGAACCTAAGTGAGCTAGAAACTAGGATAGATAAGCAGCAACAAAAGGTGGCGGACCTCGAGATTGAGGCCCAGCAGGCAGGCCCAAATCAGTCTGAGGCCAGTACCCAAAAACTAGACTACGCGAAACAAAGGCTTAGCGATTTATACGAGCTACTTGATCCCGCTGTCGATAGCGTCAACCGCATAAAAACAAGTGTTGAGGAGAAGCTGGAAACTACTTCAACAACACAGGAAATGTCGGAAAACAACACCAGGCAGGCGGATAATAAACAGCGCCAAGTAGACGAGAACGGCAACCCGATAATCTACAGCGACCGACGCCCAAAGAACAAGCCGAAGCCAAAGTCCAACCCTAAAAAGACCATCAATGACAGTAAAAGACAGCGGGCAGAAGCTCAGGCAGCAAAGGACGCCGAGGCGAACAGTACGGGTGCTGAGCAGCAACAGCGCACGTCGAAAAACGGCACTACGGCGTGGGGCAGCGTACCTGACCTGTTCCAAAACTATATTGATGCCATAAAAAAGACCCTGAATATCGGCGGTGATATACACATCGTGTTTAGGGACGAGATCGATGGCACGTCTATCCCAACGGAAGTGCGCGCCTCTGCGGACACGGTGCTTAACAAAGGCGCAAAAGCTGCGGCAGTCAGCCATGGTGGCGCTAAATACATTGTTCTTAATAGAACGGCGGACAACGACTACCGACAGGCGGAACAAATTTTCATATTGGGCCACGAGATGGGCCATATTGTGATGTGGGACATGTGGGATGCGCTCCCTAAAGCTCAGCAGGAGCGGCTTTGGAAGCAATTCAGCAAAGAGCGGTTGAGCAAAAAAGCGGGTAGCTATACATACACGAACGACAAAAAAGGCTTTGAAGAGTGGTTCGCAGACCAAACAAGCGCATGGGCCAAAAAACAAACTGAAAAGCCTGGGCACTTCACTGAGGCCTTTTTCAAAAAGGTAGCGGGTCAGCTTGCGACCATTTGGAACCGTTCCCGTCAGTTTGTGCGGCGCGAATTAGAGAGCGGCGTGTCTCCAAAGGCGCGGGGCGCTTTGCGTGATATGAAGGAAAGGGCTACGTTGAACGAGACATTCGACGAGTTTATGGACGAGGTAGTGGGCCGCAATCAGGGCGAGGTCAATTTCGTCATGCTAGACGACACTGATGCAACGTTCGGAAACAGTGAGCCTAAGCCCCGTAAAAAAGTACAAGCTACGAAACGCCGCAGCACCTCATCAAACAAGGACACAAATATTGTGGTCCCGAATTTCGGTGACTTCGAGAGGGACCCAATCGCGTTGGCCATCGCTGACCTCATTGATTCAAAAGCCGTACAGCGGCTTACGGAGTTGATGGGTGAAATGTGGAGTAGCGACATCGTGTCCGGCATGTTGAAAGTGACCTTATCGGCTGACCAATATGCACGTACTCGATTGGGTAAGCACGGACCGGCGTTCGCTAACCTGTTTTACCACCGCACTCAAAGCCGTACGCGCGGCGAAGGGGACATGCTTAATAAGCAGCATCACGCGCTGGATAAGTGGAACGCACAGTTCGCAGAAGTGTTGGGGGGTGACCCGAAGCACGCGCACAAAGTCCTGGAAGAAATGCAGGCAGGTGTGACTATTGACCAATCAATAGACCCTAAGATGCGGCAGCAACTGGCCAATTTCTTTGATCGGTTCCACAGTGAGTACCTCAAAAAACGTATACCTAAAATCGGGAAAATACAGAACTACTTCCCCGTCGTATACAATATCCAGGCGATACACGCGGACCCTGATGCATTTTTGGCTGAGTTGAAAAAGGCGGGGCTCAACAAGCGCGAATCGCAAACAATAATGAGAGCCATGCTCGAAAACGATGGTGCATTTATCGAGGACATCCCTAACCACGAGGTATTTGGCCCTCAGTTCAACGCCAAGATGCAACGTGTGTTAAAGAATATGGATGCGAAGTCGCTACAGGATCAGGATTTTTATCAGGACCCTTTGGTTGCTGTTCAACTGTACCTGAAACAGGCGACTAAGCACGCCGAATACAATGTTGTTAAAGACCAGGCTGAGCGCTTAATCCAACAGATGTCGCCTAAGCAGAAAGCGCAGGCGCAAAAAATAGTGATGGGCTACCTAGGGCGTTTGGGTGCACACATCGACCCCAAATGGAACAAGTACCAAAGCTACATGGCGGCGCTCCAGTTCTCTACGACCCTACTTTACTCCGTAATTGCATCGTTCACCGACATCGGTAACCCGATTATTCGCTCAAAAGATATGCACGGTTTCAAAAGCGCAATGGGTACGTGGCGCGAGTACATGAGCAAACAAACGCGCGATGAGCAAATCCTGTTCGCAGAGCGGGTAGGCGCGGCGTCCCGTGAGGCAGTACAAGAGGCTTTACACCAAGCGTACAACTCAGAGTTTATTGATCCAGGCGCACGTAAATGGTCGGACCGGTATTTCAGAGCAATTGGTTTGGAACAGTGGACTCGAATGACTCGAGTAATTTCAGCCAATATGGGCCGTGATTTCATATCGCACCATGCGAAAAAAGCCGCCGAGGGTGACAAGCGCAGCCTGCGGTATCTGGAAGAACTGGGCCTTACGCCTGAAACAGTGTTCAAAGGTTACGATGTTGAGACTGACACGTTAGATCTAACAACCCCCGAGGGTGAGGCGGTCCAAGAGGCGATCCTTAATTTCGTAGATGAAGCCATTATCCGACCTAATGCAGCACACAGACCTACGTGGGCATCGGACCCTCGTTTTATGCTGATTTGGCAACTGAAAAGTTTCTTCTATTCATTCGGTCAGATTGTCGTCGGTGGTGTTCTACGTGAGTCGAAGTCGCGTTGGAAAGAGGGCGATAAGATTGGTGCAATGATGTCAGTCGGACTTATGTTCGGCGTACTTATGCCATTGGCTGCGCTGGCCCTACAGACCAGGGAACTGATAAAAGGAGCTTTGGGCAAAAATGGTGGCGGAGACGATGAAGGCATCCTAGGCTATCTTTTTGAGCTAATCGATCGTACCGGTATTTTAGGCCCAATGTCCATCATCAAAATGATGTCAGATGCAGGGGACTACGGGCGTAGCGGAGTGGTCACTGCGCTGGGGCCAACGGCAGGAACCCTTGAAACGTTCTTCACTGGAGACATGGGTGACCTGGCAAAACGCCTCACCCCGATCTACTCTCAATTATAAGCAGTGCTTATATAAAGGTGATATACTTATGGAGCATTTTTGCATTTTATATTAGAAAACTTTTGGAGTTAGCGATGTCTAAATTTTCAGATTACCTCGAGGAAAAAGTCCTCGATGCCACCTTAAAAGGCGGCACATTTCCAACTATTTCGACTGCTTATTTGGCAGTGTTTACCTCAGATCCAACCGATGCGGGTTCGGGCAGTGAGTGTAACTGGTCTGGCTATGCTCGGGAGGCCATGACCTTCGGTGCAATCTCTGGTGGCCAAACCTCCACAGGTACTCAGATCCAGTTCCCTGCTTTAGTCGGGAGCTCTGTCACAGTAACCCACATCGGTATTTACGATGCGACCACGGGTGGCAACTTGCTGTATCACACAAACTTGCAGAACAGTAAGACCTTAACTGCCGACGATGTATTGTCCTTCGCAGTGAACGGCGTAACTGTGCAGCTACAGTAATCTAAATGAACTTCGCCGCCCTCAACACACACCCAATAGGGGTACGTGGGAACGTCATCTCTGCTTCGGCAGCGGTTACGCATGAGGGGTCGGCGTCGTTTGGTGCGGAGGCTACGGCTTCTGCACAAGTTTTCCTACACGCGTTTACCACGGCCTCGGCTGCTGGTGTGGCACTATCGACTACGCAATTTGTGGTTCGTTCAGCGGTGGCTACGGCGTCAATGTCTTGTACTGCTGGTGCAGATGCAGACGGGTATGGAATCCAATTCAGTAATGCTGAAATTGTATGCGCAGCAAGCAGTGATGCTAATGCTGTAGTTCACAGGCAAGCAGTCGTGTACGTTACGGCTCAAGCAACGAATGTTGCTGTAGGATCGAGGGTGGCCTACGCGTCTGCTTTATTAGAGGCAGACGCTCACCTTACTGCTAACTCAGGTAAGGTCATCTTCGCACTTGCTAATATGGCGGGTCACTACGAAAATCAGGTGGTGTGGACGCCAATCAGTTCGACTCGTTTCGGCGTTAAGACGGGCTACTTCACAGATCTTTCTGGTAACAAGCACTGGAAAGTGGCTCAATATGTGCTCCGGCCAGGACAGTATTGGACAGTCGAGTATGGGTCAGCGACAGGGGATGATCAATATGATTCCTTTTGGGACACATACCGGCTCGATGGTGATATGCGAGAAGGTTCGTCGCAGGGTTGGAATTATTCTGAGACAAAACAGTTCTCCTATCTTGGTGCCACCTACCCTGTAAACTTCCAGATTCCTGTCCATGATATTGAACAAAGTTCAATTCAGTCTGTATGGATTGATACCCCAGTACCTTCAGCACAAGTCACTGCCGAAGGACTTATCACAACAGGAAGTTTTGCCCAAGCTACTTGTCTAGCGAGTGTATCGTCGCAGCCAGTTATCTATAAGCGTGTGGTCGCAGACATTAATGCTTCAGCGAGCCTTGATGCATCGGCAAATGCGCACCGTCTGCTACATGGCAATGCAAGCGTAAATACATCATGTGAAACGGTTGCGGATGCTGGAACATGGGCCTTCGGTGAGGCTCTGGTTGAGTGTAACGCTACACTATCCGCAGTGTCGTCTGTGTTTAAAAACGTGTTTGCTGAGGCTGCTATAAATGCCGGATACCTCCTTGTTACCGACGCGTGGGAACACATCACTGGTGCTAACTATTTCGAGGCAAGCACGACGCCTTATTCTTCGTTCACGAATGTTCCAGGGGTTTCTAACGGACCACGCAATTCGTGGGCGGGCTCTATTCTCAGTTCGGTAGGTCTACAAAGCGGTGGGATATACTCCGCAGGAAATAACGGTGGATTTGCTGGCTACTATTATTACGTTGATGAGTTTGTCCACACTGAAACTTGGGTTTCCACTCCAGTACCTCACGCAGAAGTAGTCGCCGCCGCTAGCGTAAGTAGCGAACAGATTGTTGCTCTGGAATGTGAGGCAGCTGTTACTGCGTCAGTGTACGGGATCATACATGCGCAAGCCGATGTTGGGGTTTCGGCTGATATTGTCGCTTCCTCATGGTTCTATCATCCCGTTTACGGTAATGCGAGTGTTGCGGCAAGCAGTGATGTGTCCGCCACTGGCAGCAGCTTCACTACGGGCGACGCACTTATTACTGCATCTTCATCGGTGTACGCTATTGGTGGTAGGTTCCTTGTAGGTTCGGCTACCCTAACTGATGCTTACTCCCCAAGAGCGACAGTTACCGCTGAAGCTACTAGTTTGTTGGTTGTTGGGATTTTGGCCTCAGCCAATGCCGTTGCTTATGCTCACAACATACTCATTGTTTCAGCTTCAGCAGTGTCATCAAGTGACATCACTGAATCCGCTGTTAATTTGGCTAACGCCACCGCCAATGTAAGCGGCTATGGCGTCACTGTTTCGGCCAGTCACAAGGTTGCAGTCGGGCACACCTCCATTGTCGCGTCCAGTGATGCCACAGCGGTCAGTAACATTTCGACGTACGTGAGTGCTATAGCCGAAGGTGTTTGTAGTGTCTTTGGTGAGGAGCAGCAGCACTTCAAAACTGCTCATGCCATCGTGGAATGCACAGCTGAAATTGCAGCACAACCACAAAGTGTAAAAGAAGTCCCTGACGTTACCATTACTGCCTCCGCAGCTCTTGATGTGGCATTCACTCTAGTAGCTCAAGAGGGCACTCGCAGCAACGGAATTCTTATTCTTGTTGAGGCTGAAAACAGGGCAATCAATATAGAGTCAGCCTCCCGAATAATCACAGTAGAAGGCGACTCCCGTGTCACCTTCGCTGAAGCAGCCTAGAGAGATTAGTTTATGGAATCGTTCACAAAGCAACCTATCGAGCGTCTGGATTACGACGTCGATTTCACCTCCTGGTTAAAGGCGGGGGACGCTATTTTAACGACAACAGTTACGTCATCCCCCGCAGGTTTGACCATTGAAACCACTGATGCGGCTACGGCAATCCCCAAACTATGGGTGTCGGGTGGCGTCAATAAGAAGACGTATGTGGTATCGACCCTAGTCATCACGAATCAGGGTCGCGCAAAAGAAGTAAATTTCAAATTGAAAATCAAGGACGTATAACATGGCCTTTGAAAATAACGTATCAACGACACTCCATGCAGCGGTTGCCATTGGTGCAACGAGTATTGATGTGGTTAAGGCTGTCGCTCCGAATAAAGACGTACCTGCCGTTGGGCGATTGACACTCAAGTCGGACACGCAGATCGAAATCATCACCTACACAGGGCGTGCTGACAACAGCACACACTGGACGTTGACCGGCGTAACCAAGAACGCGGAGTCCAGTTTCGGTGATCAGGCATGGTCGGCAGGGGATACCTGTTACCAAGCACTGACCGCTGCTGATGTGGCAGGCTTAGGCGGCGTCAACATGACTTCCGCAGCCACAGCCCCTACTAGCCCAGCAGTTGGCGATCAGTGGTACGACACTGCTAATGGTGTGCTTTATGTCCGTGTAACCGACGGCACCGATGCCGCTTGGCTAGATATTTCAAGTGCCAATGGTACAGCAGCCGCAGCCGCTTCGGGTGGTGGCGGTGGTGGTGTTGTCGAATTAATTTCATCGACTATAGTAACCAGCGATGTTAGTAGCGTGGCATTTACATCATTAGATTTAACTGGCTACTCTCAATTACAGATAGTTGTTCGTGGCATGGCCCACGACAGTACGAGCTATTATGACCCAGTTTTGCAGATAAATGGGGAAGATGGTTACACCAGCCCAGCAGAATATCGGTACTACGGCGGCAATCAACAGTATTACGGAATGAATTTAGCTGGCGACGGTGTAAAGGTCGGAGGTCACGTAAATGCTACCGTGGCATTAATTTCTGGTAGTTCTACTCGATTCACTACGGCTTCTGTTGAGGGTGTAGCTAACCGCCATAGTTCTACATCTTCTATGGCTGGAACTTGGTCGTCAAATAGAGCGTGGTCTATGTATACAAAAAAAGAAGCTGTAACTAGCCTCACTTTCCAGTGGTCTGCGCAATCAACTGACATCACTCAAGGTGAGTTCTACCTCTACGGCATTAAGACTTCTTAGGAGAAACACATGGCAGCATTTGATTATTCAGACGGTGGTTTTCCAGCAAGTCCAGCCGCAGACGACACCCTCGCAATGAAGGGCACGACCTACAAATACAATGGGTCAGCTTGGGAAGTGCAGACGGGTGGCACCACAAGCTTCACCTACACTGCAACAAGTGGCCAGACCGCATTCACAGGGGCCGATACGGGTAGCAAGACACTGGCGTACACAGCAGCATCTATACACGTATTTCTAAACGGTGTCCTACTTGACGCAGCAGATTACACGGCAACCGATGGTACAACAGTTACATTGGGCACAGGCGCTAGCACAGGCGATACGTTACAGGTTGTGGCGTATGGGGTGCTTGTTAGTTCTGGAGGAGGCGGTGGAGCATCAGCGGTAAATGATTTAACTGATGTTACTGTCGCTAGTGTTCAGAATAACGACTTACTGATGTACAACAGTGTTGCATCGGAGTGGCAGAATACTAACTTAGGAGTGTCAGTCACACCCACG